GAACGGCTATATATAATGCTAGTGGTACTAAATTAAATTAAGGTAGGTAAGTATGGCTTTAGCGAGCAGAACAGACTTACAGGATTACGCCCTACGAAGGTTAGGCGCTCCTGTAATTGAAGTAAATGTAGAAGACGGGCAACTATCTGATAGAATAGATGATGCCTTGCAGTTCTTTCAAGAATATCACTTTGATGGTGTTGAAAGAGTATTTGTTTCTCATCAACTTACAGGTTCAAAACTAAAACTTACAACCAATATTGCAACCAGCTTTACAAAAGGCGAAACAGTTACGGGTGGAACATCAGGAGCTACTGCAAAAGTATCTTCTACAGATGGACAATTTATAACAACAGAGGAGTCTGAAGGTACATGGCAAGCGTCGGAGTCTATTACAGGCGACACATCAGGTACAACTGGAACATTATCACCAACAGATTTTTACACCAAGGGGGATATCGAAAACGGATATATCCCCATTGGTTCTGGTATATTAGGCGTAACAAGAATTTTTAACTTTGGTGGAGCAGCTACTAACAATACAAAAGATGGGCAACTATTTGATTTAATGTATCAATTTAGAATGAATGATCTATATAATTTAATGGGAGCTGACATGGTCTACTATACAATAGTCCAGAGTCACTTAACAACATTAGAAAAACTTCTTACCTCAGAAAGACAAATTCGTTTCAATCGTAAAACAGATAGATTATATGTAGACACAGATTGGGACAGAACATTTAATCCAGGAGATTACATAGTAGCAGAAGCATATGCTATCATAGATCCGGCAACATATACAGAAGTTTATGATGACATGTTTCTTAAGAAATATACAACAGCATTATTTAAAAGGCAATGGGGTGAAAACTTGAAAAAGTTCTCAGGAATACAAATGCCAGGTGGTGTCACATTAAACGGAGATCAAATTTATCAAGAAGCAGTACAAGAAATTGCTGCTATTGAACAAGAGATGTCACTAAAATATGAATTGCCTCCGTCGTTTATGATAGGATAACTATATGACTACAAATCATTTCTTTCAATCAGGCAATAGCATAGGAGCTACAAGCGAACAACGCTTAGTGGAAGACCTGGTTATTGAAAGTTTGAAAGTATATGGACATGACATATACTATATGCCTAGAACTCTAGTAAATCAAGATAAGATATTTGATGAAGATGAATTGTCAAGATTTACACAAGCATATCCATTAGAAATGTATTTAGATAATGTCAATGGATATGAAGGACAGGGAGATATATTTACAAGGTTTGGACTAGAAGTTCGAGACCAAGCAACCTTTGTTCTAGCAAAAAGACGATGGGAAGATTTAGTATTAACAAGTGGAGGTACATTTACACAAGCAACAAGACCTTCAGAAGGAGACTTACTATATTTTCCAAAAACAAAAAGCATTTTTGAAATTAAATATGTTGATTTCCAAAATCCTTTTTATCAACTTAACCAAATTTATGTGTTTAAATTAGTATGTGAACTATTCGAATACAGTTCAGAAGATTTGGATACAGGTATTACAGAAATAGATGCCATAGAAACAAAATACTCTCAGGATATGTTAGAGTATCAGTTATTACAAGAGAGTGGCAAACTAATATATAACGAAACAAATGGTTGTATAATAAACGAAGCTTATAGCACAGCAACATCAGAGCCAATAGACAATGTAGACTTTGATAACCTAGTAACACTAGAAGGTATATTAGACTTCAGTGAACGGAATCCTTTTGGTGAGATAGGAGGTTAATATGTTTAAAGATAAAACATTTTATCACAGTCATATAAGAAAAGCAATCATTGCCTTTGGAACTATATTCAATGATATAAACATTGAAAGAAAAAATAGTTCAGGAGCAATTGCACAAACTATAAGAGTACCTTTAGCATATTCTACTAAACAAAAATTCCTAACAAGGATTGCTAGAGTAACAGATACAACTACAAGAGGTGAAGTAGCAATTACTTTGCCTAGAATAGGATTTGAGATTATAGGTTTAAACTATGATCCAGCCAGAAAGACGCAAGTAATTAATAAATCAAAAGCAGTAGGTACAGGAGATGATACTAATACAGTAAGATACGCATTTAATTCTACGCCATACAACATGACTTTGGGCTTATATATATTTGCGAAGAACCAAGATGATGGTTTACAATGTTTGGAACAAATAATTCCTTACTTTAATCCTGACTTTAATGTTACGATTAATGACTTACCAGAACTTGGAATAAAAAGAGATATTAAAATTACATTAGATAATGTTGGTTATGAAGATGAATATGAAGGCGAGTTTGCTAATAGATTAAGTGTAGTATGGACATTAAATTTTACCATGAGACTTAATTTTTATAGCAATGTTGCTAACGCAGATGTTATTAAGAAAGCAATTGCTACAGTTTACAATGATCCTAAAATGAGTCTTAATACAACTACTAATGCTAGCAAAGCAAAAATAACTGCTAGTGTTAATCCGTTAAATGCAACACCGTCTGATACTTATTCATTCTTGGAGGAATTTGATGAAGAATTCGAACAATAAAAGCACATTTGAAGAGTTAGATAAGAGCTTTAACACCAAAGAAATAACAAAAGCTTTAGAATCTAATCTAAAAAGAACTCAAGAAGAAAGGCAACTACCAGCAATAGATATGTCTGATGAAGATAAGCAAGAGCTAGCAACAAAACAACAAGAAGAAGATTTACAATATGCTAGGAGTATGTTGAAACAGGCTGAGGCATATAATGCTGAGGCAATAGAAGGTATATTACATATAGCAAGAAACTCAGACCAACCTAGAGCATACGAAGTAGCTGGGGGACTAATTAAAAATTTACAGGACAATGCTAAAGACATGTTAGATGTACACGAAAGACAAAAAAGAATATCAGCAGACGATCCTAAGGCAAAGAATATAAAAACACAAAACAATTTATTCGTAGGTAGCACAAAGGACTTATTAAAAGCTATTAAGAACGAAGATACTAAAACAATAGATGTAACACCAGATGACACAAGCAAGTAATAGCTATCACGGCAATCCTAATTTAAAACCACTGGGTTATCAGCACGATTTCTCAGAAGAAGAAATTAAAGAGTATGTTAAATGTAAGGATGACCCTGTTTATTTTATAGAAAAATATGTAAAGATTATTACATTGGATAAAGGTTTACAACCATTTAAGTTATACGACTGCCAAAAAAGAAAAGTAGATTGTATAATGAATAATAGGCGTGTTGTTCTTATGGAAGGACGACAACAAGGTAAAACAGTAACATCAGCAGCGTGTATATTACACTATACAATTTTCCAAGAAGATAAAACAGTAGCTATTATGGCTAACAAATCCTCAGCAGCAAGAGAAGTATTAAACAGATATCAAATAATGTATGAAAATTTACCTTTATGGATGCAACAAGGTGTTAAGGTATGGAATAAGGGTGATGTAGAATTAGAAAACAATAGTAAAGTATTAACAGCAGCAACAACAGCAGCAGCGATTCGTGGTAAATCAGTTAACTGGCTATATATTGATGAGGCAGCAATCATACCTAACAACATAGCAGACGAGTTCTTTACTTCTGTTTATCCTACTATTTCTGCTGGTGAGACAACAAAAATTCTACTTACATCTACACCATTAGGTTACAATCACTTCTGGAAATTCTGGAATGAATCTGTAGAAGGAGTAAACGGTTTTGAAAATATGTTTATTCCTTACTATGAGATACCAGGTAGAGATGAGAAGTGGCTAGGAGAACAGAAACAATTACTAGGTGATGTTAAATTTAATCAAGAGGTAATGTGTGAGTTCCTAGGATCAACCAATACATTAATTAATGCACAAACAATAGCAAGACTTAGTACAAAAGATCCTTTATATACTAAAAGTGGTTTAGATATATACGAAGAACCTCAAGAAGGACACTTCTATGCTATGACAGTAGACACATCTAGAGGCATAGGTGGAGACTTTTCAGCATTTATTGTAGCAGATATAACGAAAATGCCATATAAAGTAGTGGCAAAATACAGAGATAACAAAGTAGCGCCTATGTTATACCCAGACATAATAGGAAAAGTGGGTAAAGACTATAATGATGCTTTTATATTAGTAGAAGTAAATGACATAGGACAACAAGTAGCAGAGATATTACATCAAGAAGTAGAGTATGAGAACATGCTTAGTACTGTTACTGAACAAGCAAGACAATATGTGAGTCCAGGTTTTGGTAAAGCAACAAAACATGGGGTTACAACCTCTAAACAAGTTAAAAGACAAGGGTGTTTTACATTTAAGTCTTTAATAGAGGAACAGAAACTGTTGGTATTTGATGAACATATAATACATGAGATTTCAACATTTACTGAGAAAGGTAACACTTATCAAGCAGATGAAGGTTACCACGATGATTTGGTTATGTGTTTAGTTTTATTTGGTTGGCTTACTAGTCAAAACTTCTTTAAAGACATGACAGATGTTAATACAAGAGAGGGTTTATATAAGCAACAGATGGGAGATATTGAGAGTAACTTAACACCTTTTATCAGAGTTACAGGTAACGAAGAAGAAGTTGAAGTGTTAGGTGGTGATGTTTGGCTTACTCATGATGAGTATCACCCTGTATCTTTACAAAAGAAACTAAAAAATATGATAAATTCCTAATGTACACACGCACCTATAGGTCTGTACATATTTGTAATTTAAGTTTTTTATAAATAGTTGGATGATAATAAATATAACTTGTGTCATTCATAAGATAATATAAACCGAGGAGAAAAACATGGCATTTCAGCTATCACCAGGCGTTGTCGTTACTGAAACAGACCTTACTAGCGTTGTCCCGGCGGTTGCATCTACTACAGGTGCATTTGTTGGGAACTTCCAATGGGGTCCGGCAGGCGAGATCGTAACAATTAGTTCAGAGAATAATCTTGTAGAGAGATTTTTCAAGCCAAATGATACAACAGCTGTAGACTTTTTCACAGCAGCATCATTCTTGGCATATGGTAATAATTTGAAGACAGTCAGAGCAGTTGATGACACCACAGCGAGAAACGCTGTAGCATCAGGAACAGCAGTTCTTATTAAAAACGGCGATGACTATACTCAAAATCACAGAGACGGTTCAGGTTCTAATGGAATGTGGGCAGCTAAATATCCTGGAGCATTAGGTAATTCACTTAAAGTTTCATTTGCGGATTCTAGTAACTTTGACAGTAATTCAGTAGCATCAACTACTATAACAGCAGGTGGATCTAGTTATTCTAGTGCACCAACTGTAGCATTTAGTGCAGCACCAGCAGGCGGAGTAACTGCTACTGGTACAGCAACAATAAGTGGCGATGCTGTTAACGCAATTACTATTACTAATCCAGGAAACGGATATACAAGCGCACCAACCATTACAATTAGTGGCGGTGGAGGTTCTGGAGCAACAGCTACAGCAACTTTAGCTACTGACTGGGCATATAAAAATAAATTTGATACTGCACCTTTAACAAGCACAAGAACTGCTTTAAAAGGTGGTTCAAATGACGAACTTCACATAGTAGTTATTGATGAAGACGGTCTATTTTCAGGTACTATAGGTACAGTATTAGAAACTTTTGCAGGCACTTCTAAAGCGTCGGATGCAAAAGGATTAGAAGGTGGTTCAATATTCTACAGAGATGTAATTGAAACACAATCTAAATTTATTTACTTCACAGATCACCCAGCAAGTGAAACAACTTGGGGTACTAGTGGAGCAGGAACAACTTATACATCTAACTTTACAGCAGCAGAATCTACTGTATCATTAACAGGCGGTGTTTCAGATGCCCCTGATAGTGGCGATATACAAACAGCATATGCACTATTTGCAGATGCAGAAAGTGTAGATATTTCACTTGTATTGACAGGCGGACACAGCACAACAGATTCAAAGTATGTAATAGACAACATTTCTAAATCTAGAAAAGACTGTTTAACTTTCTGTTCTCCACAACTGACAGATGTCGTTAACAACGCAGGTTCAGAAGTTACAGCAATGGTTGCTTCAAAAGCACTATTGACACCTACTTCTTATTCTGTAATGGACGGTAACTGGAAGTATATGTATGACAGATATAACGATGTCTACAGATGGGTTCCTTGTAACGGAGACATAGCAGGACTATGTGTTGAAACAGACAACACTACAGATCCTTGGTTCTCACCAGCAGGTTACAACAGGGGACAACTTAAAAATGCAGTTAAATTAGCATTCAACCCAACAAAAGCAAACAGAGACGACATGTATTCAGCAGGTATTAATCCTGTAATTAGCTCTGTAGGTAATGGTATAGTATTGTTTGGAGACAAAACAATGACATCAGCACCTTCAGCGTTCAACAGAATTAATGTTAGACGATTGTTTATTGTGTTAGAAAAAGCTATTGCAATAGCAGCTAAATATCAACTGTTTGAATTTAACGATGCGTTTACTAGAGCGCAATTTTCATCATTACTTACACCATTCTTAAGAGATGTTCAAGGCCGTAGAGGTATATTTGACTTTAAAGTAATTTGTAACACATCTAATAACACATCAGAGGTTATAGATAGGAACGAATTTGTAGCGGATATCTTTATTAAGCCAGCAAAAGCAATCAACTTTATACAGTTGAACTTTATTGCTACTAGAACAGGTGTTAGCTTTGAAGAAATTGGCGGTTAACGGCGTATAAATAGTTTTAATAGGAGAACAAAATGCAAATAGAAAAATTCAAATCAGCATTGGGGGCAGGCGGAGCTCGTCCCAATCAGTTTGAAGTGATCCTCACATTTCCAACAGCAGTAGGTGCAGTTGGAGGAGATGCTAATATTCTAGTTACTGGAGCTGCTATGCCAGCTTCAACAGTTAACCCAGCTATCATACAGTATAGAGGCAGGGAAGTTAAATTCGCAGGTGAAAGGATTTTTGATCCTTGGACAATCACTATTGCCAATGATACTAAACAGTCTTTAAGACAACCGTTTGAAGCTTGGTTAGATGCAATGAATAACAAAAGAGATAATAGCGCGATAGCACTTAACCCACAAGACTATCAAAGAGAGATTACTGTTAAACATTTGGACAGGAATGACGAAGCATTACCTGGGGGAATTATACAACTGAACGGAGCTTTTCCAATTAATATGTCAGAAGTTGCATTACAATATGCACAGAACGACATAATTGAAGAGTTCACAGTTACATTCCAATATCAGGATTACGAAGTCATTAATCCTGGCATATAATCCCAATATAGATGGGACGGAATAAATAATTATGGACATTTTTGGTTTTGAAATAAAGAGGAAGGAGACGCCACAGGGTGAGAAATCATTTGTGGCGCCTGCCGAAGACGGTGCAATAGAGTCGATTCGAGCGGGTGGGTACTACGGTACTTACATGGATCTGGAAGGGGTAGCCCAAACAGAAGCCGAGTTGGTTAAAAGATATCGTGACATTGCCATGATGGCAGATGTTGATACAGCAGTAGAGGATATCATTAACGAAGGGATTGCACAATTGGAGAATGAATCTCCCGTCGAACTTAACTTAGACGATGTAGAGTTATCGTCAGCAGTTAAGAAATCAATACTAAAAGAGTTTGAACAACTAAAGAACCTCCTGGACTTCAAGGAACGAGCCCAGGACTACTTTAGGAGATGGTACATAGATGGCAAGATCTTTTTCCATAAGGTTATAGATCTTGAAAATCCTAAACAAGGGATCAAGGATATTAGATATATTGATCCTAGGAAAATTAGGAAGGTGCGTGAGATTAAGAAGGAAAAGAATCCTTCTGGCGTACAATTTGTTAAAGAGGTAGAAGAGTTCTTTATCTTTAATGACAAAGGAGTTACTTCTAAACCAGGACAATATATTGCTCCTGAAAACCAACAAGGTTTAAAAATAACAAAAGACGCTATAGCATATGCACCAAGTGGTTTGGTAGATCACGATAAGAATATAGCATTATCGTATTTACATAAGGCTATTAGGCCGGCAAACCAACTCCGTATGATGGAGAATGCGGTTGTTATATATAGAATAACAAGAGCACCTGAAAGACGGATCTTTTATGTAGATGTTGGTAACCTTCCTAAGATGAAGGCAGAGCAATACATGAAAGACATCATGGATAGATATCGTAATAAATTAGTTTACGATGCTAACACAGGTGAAATTAGAGATGATAAGAAGTTCATGTCTATGTTGGAAGACTTCTGGTTACCTAGAAGGGAAGGCGGAACA